CTGCATTCTATGCTATCACCAATGGTGTAGATACTTTATATGCAACTGGTGATCTGACAACTTCACAGTCTGTAACTTCAGGTAACACATTCTCTCTAGGGTCGTTCACTATCGGTATTCCTGACCCAGCATAAAAGGGTTAGGCCATGTCCAGTAGGATATTACAGGAAAATACTGACCTACTTCTTACTGAAGCCAGTGAACCAGTTATCAATGAGAACTTCATTGCCACTAACGGCATAACAACAAGTTCTCCAAGTCTTGACACAACAAGTATAAGTCAAGACCATAATTCTAGCCCTGCTAATATAAATACTGGGCCATCTGTTCTAGCTACAACAGCTATTACACAAGACCACAACTTAAGCCCCTCTTCGGTAGTTACATCTTCCCCAGACTTAGCTACAACGGCTGTAACACAAGATCACAACTTAACAGTTACAGCTATTGTATCAGGGCAAGTTGTCGTCTCTAATGCAGGTCTTGTACAAAACCATAGCTTCCAAGCTAACAGCATTTCTACTGGCTCCCCTGTAGTTCCAAGTGTTTTAGCAACAGAAGCAGAAAACTTTGGTGCTACCTCAATAGTAACAGGTACACCATCACTTGGTCAGACCAGTTTAACACAGGCTCATAGCCTATCAGCATCAAACATACTGACACCTTTCCCTGATGTAGGAAGTGCAGATGATCCAAATGCTATCATAGTTCAAGAGATACGGGAAATAGAGCAAATGTTCGGTGGTTGGCAAAGACGTACATATGAAGTACCTGATGGTCGTCTTGTACAAGCTGAACGTGAGATACAAGCTCTTACTGGTGATGTAGTATCTATTGACCGTAAAGCTAAGTCTCTTATCAAGTTTGGTAAGTCAGCAGATTTAACTGCAAATACATTAGAGACTGTATGGACTGTTGGCGGTAACGAGACTTACGTAACAGATAACACGATTGAGTATATCTCTAGCTCTTCTGCATTAGACAACCAAACTATTAAGCTAGAGTGTCATACGGTTTCTGGAACTGGTACTGATGCAAAGTTTACTTTCTTAGTACAGGAAGTGACACTTAACGGTCAGACACCCGTTGCCCTGACAACACCTGTAGCTCGTGTATCTCATGCCTATAATGCCAATGGTACAGAACTTGTTGGTCGTGTAACTGTATACGAGAATACGACAGTGGTTGGTGGTGTACCATCAGACCCAACAAAGATACACATTGACATTCCTCAAGGTCTCCAAGGTTCTTTCAAGGGTGCAACTACTTTCAGTGATAGTGACTACTATATTCTCACTGGTGGGTTTGGGTCAGTCAGTAAGAAACAAGAAGCTAACGTCGACTTCTACTTAGAGGTAAGAGAAGCTGGTGGTGTCTTTATTCAACGTGCTGCTGTAAGTGGCTCTACAGGTGGCCCTTGGGATATTGACTTAGACCCTGCTGTTATCGTCCCTAAGAATGCTGATGTAAGAATAAGAGCAGACTCTGCTACAAACAACGCCGTAGTATTTGGGGTCTTCAAAGGATATCTAGCGAAGGTTATTGGTTAATGCCTAAGACTGCACTACAGAACAAAGTAAAAGAACACAACAAGAAATCCAAGCATAAAGTAACTATGCGGATGTTGGAGCAAGTATATGATCGTGGTGTTGGAGCCTATCGTACGAACCCTAGTTCTGTTCGCCCTAATGTTAAGTCCCCTGAACAATGGGCTATGGCTCGTGTTAATAGCTTTCTACGCATTGTCAGTGGTTCTAAGTCTGCAAACCATGATAAAGACCTACTACCCTCATCTCACCCTTCCTCAAGCAAGAAGAAGATGCTAAAAGCTCAGTACGCTAACGATATCTTCACGACAGAGATGGAAGCCCGTAGTCGTTCTATGGATATGGGATTAGGTGGTGCTATCCACGTACATGAGTATGATGGTCAGGCAGTCTATATGCCAGCTATCAACCACGACGAATACCTAGACTACTATGAGAGGCTTGCAGAGAGCCAAAGTGAGCTTCGTGGGGAAGAGTACCCAGAAGAGGAAGAAGGCCACTCAGTGGATCGCCTAGAGGCTCTCAGGGTAATAGTACAAGAGATTATGAAAGAAGAATTTGCCAAGGCTGAGTACCAAGGCGAGAAAGTAACTTTAAACAAGCCTCGTCGTATTCAAGGTGGTAATAAGAAGTTTGAAGTTTTCGTTATGGATGGGGGCAAGGTTAAACGTGTGACCTTTGGTGACCCTAACATGGAAATCCGTAGAGACAATCCAAAGGCTCGTGCTAATTTCCGTAGTCGTCATTCATGTGATACTGCAACAGATAAGACATCTGCTCGTTACTGGTCTTGTCGTATGTGGGAAGGAGGCACATCAGTGTCTGAACTAACGAAGAGTGTCGAAGGCCAAATCTTAAAGGCTGATGACGAACAACGTATGGTCTATGGTTGGGCCTCTGTAGTAACCGAAAAGGGTGAACCAGTAGTTGACCGCCAAGGCGATGTAATTGAACCTGACACACTAGTTCATGCCGTAAATAAGTTTATGGAGCATGTTCGTGTAGGTAAAGAGATGCACAAAGGGGATCAGATTGGGGCGGTTATCCACTCCATGCCAGTCACTAAAGAGATCGGTGATTCCCTTGGCATTCAGAGTGACCGTGAAGGTTGGATCGTAGCGTTTAAAGTATATAACGATGACGTTTGGGCCAAGGTCAAATCTGGTGAGTTAGCGGCCTTCTCTATTGGGGGTCGTGCAATCAAGGAGGACTACAGTGCCTAACTTATTGAAACAGCTTGAACTGGATGAATTGTCCCTAGTGGATCGTCCTGCCAATGCACAGGCAATGGTCTCCTTGTTCAAGCGTGATGATTCCAATGGAGATAACATGGAACAAGAAGTAGACAAAATGTCAGACGACCTAAAGGCAAAGCTAAAGCCTTACATGGACAAAGGCATGAATGAAGAAGAAGCTATGAAGGCTTATGAAGCAGAAATGAAGAAGTCTGAAGCGGTAGAAATCGACGAGCTTGATATTATCAAAGCAGAAAACGATGCCCTTAAAATTCAGAACGAAGACCTTCGTAAAGCTCTAATTGAGAACGGCTTTGTAATTAAAGCAGACTCAATCGAAAAGAAAGCAGAACCAGAGTACATTGAGTATGAAGGTGAGCAAATCAACAAAGCTGATGTACCAGCGGTTATTTTGAAAGCACTAGAAGAGGCTGAACTAGCTAAAGCTGATGCAGAACTAACCAAACGTGCAACAGAAGCTCTTCCACACTTTGCAGAAGACGTAGCAAAATCGCTTGTCGCAGAGTTTGGCGAAGTAGAAGCCGTAATGGAATCTCTAAAAGCTGCTGATGCGACCTTCGCAGAAAGCATGGAAGAAGTCGGAAAATCAGACGCAGATGGCGAGTTTGCAACTGCTGCTGATAAAATGGAATCTCTTGTCAAAACCTACATGGAAGAGAACAAGATGAAAAAGGGTGAGTATGCTAAAGCATATGCTGCTGTAGCTAAAACCGACGAAGGTAAAGCCCTAATCAACAAAAGCTATAAAGGGGAATAATTATGGCTGTAATGCAATCCCGTGACACACGGACATTCATTGCTGGCGAAGACCTATCGTCGGCACAATTTAAATTCGTAACACTAGAGTCAGACGGTCAAGTTGATCTAGCTGATTCTGCTGGTGAAAACTGCGTTGGCGTTTTGATTAACGACCCAGCCGCTGCTGAAGCTGCAACTGTTGTTATGTCTGGTAAGGTAATGGTAACTGCTGGCGGTACAATCGCTGCTGGTGCTGCTGTTGCAACAGACGCTTCAGGTGATGCAGTAACTGCTTCCACAGGTAACATCGTAATGGGTTATGCTACAGAAGCAGGTGTAGACGGTCAGATTATCGCAATCGAATTGATCCAAGGCGGCAACGCTGCGGCGTAACCAGCAATAGGAAGGAAATAGAACAATGCCATTGCTAACACCAAATTCGGTACATATCGATCAGCCGTTGACTAACCTCACAATCGCTTATGTACAAGACCAAGCTAACTTTGTCGCTGACAAGGTTTTCCCAACAGTAGGCGTAGACAAGCAGTCTGACAAATACTACATCTATGACCGTGACAACATGAACCGTTCAGGTGATGTTAAGGCTCTTGCACCACGCACAGAAGTCAACCGCATCGGTATGTCACTATCAAACGCATCATTCTATGCTGATGTCTATGGACTAGGTATGGACTTCGACCAGCAAACTCTTGCTAACGAAGATGCAGCACTAGACATTCGTGCAGCAGGTGCGCAGACACTGACAACTCGCTTGTTGATCCACCGTGAAGAGCAGTTTGCTTCAAACTTCTTCGCAGCATCAATCTGGGGTTCAGAGTCAACACCATCAAACTTGTGGTCAGACTACACAAATGGTACACCAATCGCAGATGTAACAACTGCTCGTCGTACTATGCAGCTTAAGTCTGGTGGCTTCAAGCCAAACACAATGGTTGTCGGTAAAGAAGTTCGTGACGTTCTTATCAACCACCCAGACATCCTAGCACGTCTAAACGGTGGTGCGACAGTAACAAATACTGCGCTTATCACAAACGCTAAGTTGGCTGAAATCTTTGAAGTAGAAAACTTCTACGTCATGGAAGCGGTTAAGAACACATCAGTTGAGGGTGTTGCAGAAAGCAACGCATTCATCGGTGGTAAACATGCTCTATTGGTACACACACCAGCATCAGCGGGTCTAATGACACCAGCAGCAGGTGTAACCTTCGCATGGAACAACCTACAAGGTGTAAACAACTTGGGTATCACTGTAGAATCATTCTCAGACGATGCTCTTAAGCGTCAGCAAGTTGCAGAACACATCCAAGTTAAGATGTCCTATGACATGAAAGTCACAGGTGCAGACTTGGGTTACTTCTTCGACACAGTTGTAGCTTAATATATTTTTACTGGGGGCTGCTTCGGTGGCCCTCATATTCCCGACGAATAGGTGACACATGATCCGACCAGAGAATTTACCTTTTCAGTTTGACCGACCAGTATTCTTTCGCCTTCCTACTTTTGCAGCAGGTAAACAGTATGAAGCTGGTGACGAGTTTAAGTGGAAAGAGTTAGGTGTAAACGAAGACAATGTACTAATCATGTACAAAGAACGTAGACTACACCATAACAAAGAACTAGAAGTTAAACGTAAAGTTGGTGATGGACTAGAAGAGCTAGATGTAACTGGATTACACGCTGTTGTAGATAACATCAACAATAAGGTTAAAGCTAAGACTACATCACAAGCTGACTTTGACCGTAAGAAATGTAAGAAGTCTAAGATTGCAGATAAGCAACGGGGACTGATTAGAAGCTGGCGTAGAACATACGGACATTATGAGGTAGACTGATGGCTTGGAGTTATGATGCAACTGATTTAGATACGGCTACCTCGTCTGGTCGGCTAAATTCTGTTCGTTTGCTTATCGGTGATACTGATACAAATGACCAGCAGGTACAAGACGAGGAAGTTACATTTGCTCTATCAGAGAATAGTAACAATGTCTATCTAGCTGCATCATGGCTTGCTCGTACAATCTCAAGTCAATATGCCCGTAAGGTTGATGTACAATTAGATGGTGCTTTATCAGCTAAGTACAGTCAGCTTTCACAACAATATTATAAACTGGCAGAACGTCTAGAGTATCAAGGTAAGAAAGCTAATGCTACTCTTGGTATTAAGGCTGGCGGTATCTCAATCGCCTCTGTAGAATCAGTACGACAGAACACTGATCGTATCCTGCCAGCATTTAGAGGTGACAGGTTCCGTAACCCGCCAAATTATCGTGATGAAGTAGACTACGATTAAGGGGTCTTAGATGGCTAGTTTTAACAGCAATGACTTCTTAAGGTTGGTCAGAGATTTTGGTGAACCTCTAACCTTAACCAAAAAGACCACAGCAGGTACTTATGACCCTTCTTCGGGGAGTGTCACAGGTTCAGCTACCACTAATTATAATTGTACAGGTTACTTCTATAATTATGAGTATGGTACTATTCCAACAGTAGATGAGATTGCTAGAGGTACTCGTCGTTGTGTTATCTCTGCGCTAGATTTACTTGTAGAGCCTGAAGATGGAGACTTAATTTCAGGTAGTGGTGATGATGTTAAGGTTCATAGAGTAACCACTATTTACTCAGCAGGGACTAAAATCTGCTATATCTGTCATGTGAGGGAGTGATGCTTAAGACTACACTTAAGATTAACCCATCTCTCCGCAAGAAGTTTGATGCATTAGAGCAAAGAGCAGAAGACGCTGTAAGGGATAAACTCACTGATATAGCTCAGACTGCTGTTACTGCCTCTCCTGTAGACACAGGTGCTTATGTAACCTCATTTTCCTACACTGTAGGTGCTGGTCGCCCAAGAGGTAAATCTTCAGCTAACAGACCAACAGGTCAAAATGCTCAAGCTATGCGACAAGAAGGTTTCAGTAATCTTTTACAGGACATCAATAAGATGCCAAACCTTCTTAACACGACAGCTATCACATTAAGAAATGGCTCACCTCACGCTACTGCTGTAGAATACAAACATGGGTATCATGTATTTGCTAAAGTAAGGAATATTCATGGTTAAGGTTTGTACAAAATGTGGTGAAACAAAACCTTTACAGAGCTTCCATAAAAACAGCCAACAAAAATCTGGGTTGAGTCCTAGTTGTAAAAGTTGTAAGTTGTCTGTAAACAATGCTTGGATTGAAAACAACAGACAGCGTAAAAGAGATTATGACCGTGAATATATAAAGGGATGGTCTAACCTTAACAAAAATAAAAGGGCATCTTCTGAAGCTAAACGAAGAGCTACAAAACTTAATGCTACGCCAAACTGGTTGACTAAAAAACAACTTTTGGAAATATCCAATTTATATTGGTTAGCAAAAGACTTAAGAGCAGTTACTGGTAATGATTATCATGTAGACCATATTATACCATTAAGAGGTAAGAATGTATGTGGTCTTCATGTACCTTGGAACTTACAAGTTTTACCAGCAGATATAAATATCAGGAAAGGTAACCGTCTTGCCTAGTATACATAACGATATTCGTGCTGCTTTAGAGACAAAACTGTCAAATGTTTCTGGTTTGCCTAGCATAGCATATGAGAATGTTACATTCGATCCGACAACAGGTACAAGTTATGTCAAGTGCCAGTACGTCCCGACACTCCGTAGACCTGCTGTAAGAGGCTTAAATCCACAACAGAGATACCAAGGTGTATTTACTGTTCTTGTTTATGTCCCAGAGGGTAACGGCCCCGCTACTGCTGATGACTTAGCTAATAAAGTTATAGAAGACTTTGAAGCTACCACAGACATTAGCTTTACTAACTCGTCCGATGAGACAATCATAGTGTCCATAGATTATGCTGAGAGACAGCAAGGCTTCGTGGACAGTCCTTGGTACTATGTTCCGATTGATATCGGCTGGTACATATATAATTAATTAGGAGAATAAAATGGCCTTTGCACAGGGTTCTCGTTCCAGCCTGTCATACATTGTCGAATCAACATTCGGCACGACACCTGCTGGTAACTTCACAAACTTACCGTTTAACACACACTCACTTAACCTAACTCGTGACCGTGTTGCAGGTAATGAAATTCAAGCTGACCGTATGACACGAGTTGACCGTCATGGTAACACTCAAGTTGGTGGTGATATCGTTGTTGACCTACGTGATGGTGACTTTGACACCTTTCTAGAATCAGCTATGCTATCTACATGGGACACAAGCCCAGCATCAGCACCAGATGAACTAAAAGTTGGTACAACACCAAAGTTCTTCTCTATCGAAGACTATGCAGCAGATATCGACCAAGCTCGTTTGTTTACAGGTTGTACAGTATCTTCAATGGCTGTTTCAATGGCTCCTAACCAGATGGTTACAACAACCTTTGGTATTGTTGGTTCTGATATGTCAATCTCAGCTACACAAAAGACACAAGATGCATCTTCATCAGCACAACCTTTTGATGCTTACTCAGGTGACTTGGCTATTGGTAACGTAGGTGCTTCATCGTCTGCTGCAATCATCACTGCGATTGACTTTACACTAGACAACAGCTTCTCACCAACATTCGTTATCGGTAGTTCTTCTGCTCCATCTCTAGAATATGGTATGGCACAAGTTGAAGGTACATTCACTGCGTACTTTGAAGATGATGCACTAATCAACCGTTTCTTGAACGAAGTTGAAAGTGAATTGGTCATTACAGTTAATGATCCATCAGCAGCTAACCAGTATGAGTTTATGTTCCCACGTATTAAGGTGAACTCTGCTGATGTTGGTGTAGATGGCCCACTAAGCCGACTAATCACAATGTCTTTCGTTGGTCTATACGACAGCACAGAAGGCACTAACTTTAAGATCAGTCGCCCAGAGACTGCGTAATCCCTAGCTAGGGCGAGGGGTGCTGGTGTCGGGTCTGGCATCCCTCACATTAACTAACCCGATAACCCCGATAAACAAGGAAACTCGACATGGACTTAAAAGACTTAACTCCAAGCAGCGACACTGTAGAAGTTACTATTGTACACCCTGCTAATCTAGATGCACTTACCAATGATGATAAGTCTCCTATGACTATCACTCTACATGCACCACACTCTAAGGCTTACAAGGCTGCTGTACATGAGCAGACCAACAAACGTCTTAAGAAAGCACAAGGTAAGAAGGGACTAGATATTACAGCAGAGGAACTAGAGGACGCTGCGATGGAACTCTTAGCAAAGACAACTAAGGATTGGAACATCACATTTGGTGGTGAACAGCCTAAGTTCTCTACAACAAAAGCTAAGGCCATCTACTCTGAGGTATTTTGGCTACGTGAACAAATCGAAGAGGCTCTAAATAACTCTTTGGATTTTATGAAAGTGTAGTATCAGATTTATGTGAATGGGCTGAACACCAGTTTAGACTTAATAAGCCCACAGAATCAGGTACTACAGAACGTGAACACTTAGAAGAAGTAGAAAGGCAGACTGGACGTAAGATTGAAGCATTGGAACCCCCGACAGAATTTCCAATTGTTATATCTCATGTCTGGTCTGCCTTTATTACATTAAGCAACAGTAGGTCTGCTGGTTTCTCAGGCCCAAACCCGATAACATACGAACAAATAAAGGCGTGGAAAGAATTGACAGAGACACCACTTGCATCTTGGGAAGTAGAAGCAATCAAGCGTCTAGATGTCGTATACTTAGGGGTAGCTAATGGCTGATGATATCAGATTAACATTATCGGTAGACGATAGAGACCTTCTACGTGCTAGGAAGGAGCAAGAGAAGTATCAGTTCAGACTTGCTCAGATTGAAAAAGAATATCGCAAAGGTAATATTACTGCTGCACGTTATAATAAAGAATTAGCAAGACAAGCAAAAGAATTAGCAGCACTTGGTGGTGGTTATAATAAAGCTAACTCTGAAATCCGTAGGTATGCTTATTCCCTAAGAGCTGCTACAGATGATCAGCTTAATTTAGCACAAGCTATGGCTAAGTCTGGCAAAGGTATGCGTAGGATGGAAATTCTTGCGCAGCAAGCTGGTTATCAGATTGGTGACTTGGCTGTACAAATTCAGTCTGGTACTAATGCTGCTGTTGCTTTGGGTCAACAGGGTTCCCAGTTACTAGGTTTCTTTGGGCCAACTGGTGCGATTGCTGGTGCTGCATTAGCTATTGGTACAGGTCTCATTGCGCCATTATTGAAATCAAAAGATACTGCAAGAGATTTAAGTGAAGAGTTAGAAGAGCTAGAGCAATCCCTCAACAAAGTAGCTACAGGTGCAGAAGCTAGTATTAGTGCAGGACTAACTGCACAATTGGTTGCTGCTCAAACAGAAGTTAATAGATTAATAGCTCTTACACAAAGTGAAGACTTTCAGAGGGCTATGGGTTATGCAGCAGGTACTGCTGAAGGTACTGTAGCTGCGGGTGCAATTGAGCAAGCTGTCGAAGCGGCTGAAGAGTTAGTTGAGGTCAAAGATAAAGAAGTTGGTAAGGCTAACATCTTAGAAGCTCAAGAACGAGTTCGCAAGGCTCTTATTGGAGATCAAGTACAGGAAGCTCAAAACTTAGCAGATGCAAAACGAATTGTCCTTAGTTTTGAAGAGAAAAACAAAGTTGCCGCAGAGAAGCTAGAGAAATTAGAGCAAGGTCGTGCAGATGCTATAAAAGCTCAATTTAATGCTTTAATGGCTAGTATTGCAGCCAACGATAAATTAAATAAGCAAGCTGAAGAAAGACAGAAGTCTATAGATACTACAGCTAGAGGCCGTTTAATAGTTTTACAACAGCAAAATGCTATACTAGAAGAGCAATTAAAATATGGCATTGAAAGTGAGAGAGTAGAAACACTTAGGAATGCTCACACAGTAGCTAATCTAAGAGCCTCTCTAGAGAAACAAGGTGTTGATCAATCTATTGTAGATGCGCTTGTTGACCAACAGAATGAGTTATTAATCAACAAAGGTATACTTCAAGATCAGGTTGAAGAGGCTGAGAAGTTAGAGCAGAAACTTAAGGATGCTGGTAAAGCCTTTGCTGCATCTCAAGCTAAGACTTTTAAAGCTGATGTCTTTGACCCTCGTAGTGAAGAAGGTCTGACTGCAACTGAAGCTATGAGACGGGGTATTCAAGTCTTTGACTACGGTAAAGGTGAAGATGCGCCCACTAAAGGAACTAAGCCTAGTACTATAGAAGACACCATCAAAGCCTTTCAAAGACAGATGGAGACAGAAAAAACTCTTATGACCCTCACAGGTCAACGCCGCCGTGAAGAAGAGTTGTTCTTAGACCTCAAGTATGCTAACCAAGATGCTGATATTAAGACCTCCGAAACTAGACTTCGTGGACTAGCTCAAGAGATGGCTGCTATGGAAGAACGTAGTCGTGTCATAGAAGAAGCTAGACAACAACAAGAAGATATAGCTGATATGATCGGCAGTAGCTTTGAGAATGCTATGATGTCTATTGTAGATGGTACTAAGTCTGTAGAAGATGCCTTCCGCACAATGGCAGCAGAGATTGTTAAAGAGCTTTACCGTGTTCTTGTCGTTCAACAGATGGTTAATGCTGCTAAGAGTTACTTTGGTTTCGCTGATGGTGGTGTTATTAGTAAGGGTAATGTGGTTCCATATGCCAACGGTGGTGTCGTAGGATCACCCACATACTTCCCAATGTCTGGTGGTCGCACAGGACTTATGGGTGAAGCTGGGCCAGAGGCTATCATGCCACTTAAGCGTGGTAAGAACGGTAAACTAGGTGTACAAGCTGAAGGTGGTCAACAACAGTCTGTCGTTGTAAACCAGAGCTTTAACTTCCAAGCTAATGGTGACGATAGTGTCAAGCGTATCATTGCACAACAGGCACCTAAGATTGCACAGATGACACAACAGCAGATTATGGACTCTCGTCGTAGAGGTGGTCAGATGAAGGCGGTATTCGGATAATGGATACCAAGATTTGTAACAAGTGTGGTGAGACTAAGTTGCTTTCCGAGTTTCATAAAGATTCTCATAAAAAGGGTGGACTCTGTACTCTATGTAAGTGTTGCAAAAGAGATAATACAAATACTTGGAGAGCCTTAAATCCAGAGAAAGATAAGGCTAACTCTGCAGAGTGGTATCATAAAAATAAGCATGATCCTGAACTAAAGGAACGTATGGCTTTCAATAACAGGAAATGGCGAAAAGATAATCCGCACCTAAATGCAGCTAAAGAGGCTAGAAGAAGGGCATCAAAATTAAAAGCCACCCCTACTTGGTTGATGCCTGAACACCATGCTCACATTAAACGTACTTATAAGTTGGCTAAAACCATGGAAGATATAACTGGCGATAAATATCACGTAGACCACATCATACCCTTACAGGGGAACGAGGTTTGTGGTTTACACGTTCCTTGGAATTTGCAAGTGGTTTCTGCAAGTTTAAATCTCTCAAAGAGCAATAAGTATCAAGGAGACTAATTTTGGCACTTACGTATCCTTTAAGTATGCCTACCACTATCGGTATTGAGCAGATAGAACTACGAGCAGTAAATGCTGTAGCTACTTCTCAGTCTCCATTTACCTATAAGCAGCAGATTGTAAATCATGGTGGACAACGGTGGGAAGCCTCTGTTACAATCCCGTCAGTGCGTAGAGATTTAGCAGCACCGTGGAAAGCTATGCTTACGGGCCTTAGAGGGCCAACAGGTACATTCCTACTGGGAGACCCCGACTATGCCACTCCCAGAGGCACTGTAAGCTCTTGTACACTGACTGGAAGTGTAGGGAATGACTTTGCTAATGTTACTATGACAGGCACTCTACTGGCAGGAGACTATATCCAACTAGGAGCAGATTCAACTGCTAAACTGCACCAAGTTTTAGAAGATCAAGATGGTGACGGTGTACTTCAACTCTGGCCTAACTTAAGGGCGGATTACACTGCTGCTACAGTAACCTTTAACAATCCTAAAGGTGTCTTCAGACTTAAAGAGAATGTGACCTCATGGTCAATTAACAATTCGAGCTTCTATGGTATTTCATTTGAAGCTATAGAAGCTATTACGGGGTAATAAATGGCTGATCAAAAGATATCCGAATTAACCAACATCCTTGGTGCTGATGTAGGGGCTGGCGATGAGTTTGTCGTAGTTGATAGCTCCGCAAACGAAACCAAAGCTATCACTACATTAGAACTGCGTACAGCAATCGGGAATGGCGACTTTACAGTCACAGGTGACCTAACAGTACAAGGTACTACGATTACTGTGGACAGTGCTACTGCCCAGAATATCGTCCTTGGTGATAACGACAAGATGACCTTCGGCGCTGGGTCTGACTTACAGATTTACTCTAATGGCACAAATAGCTTTATTAGTGAAAGCAATGCTACAGGCAGTTTGTTTATCAATGCTAGTAATCTTGTTTTAAGGAACACTAGTGGAGAATATTACTTTTATGGCAATTCTGATGGGGCTGTTAATTTATATTACGACAACGCATCTAAACTCGCCACCACCTCCACAGGTATTGACGTAACTGGCACTGTCACGGCTGATGGGCTGACTGTAAACGGTGGATATCTAACAGTAGATAATGGATACGGCATTTCAACTGTTGGTGGTCTAAAGTACATTGCAGACAGTGATAACAATGCTCCTGCTGCTGGATTAATCCATCAATTTTTCACTGATAACGGCACAACAAAAGCTATATCTATTGCTAAAGGCGGCGACATCAGCTTCTACGAGGACACAGGCACTACGCCAAAGTTCTTCTGGGATGCGAGTGCGGAAAAGCTAGGTTTAAACACAACATCGCCAGCAGCTTTACTTGATCTAAAGCATAACAGCGCAAGCACCCACCTCAGACTTACGGAAAATACATCTGGTAATTGGTCTGCTTTTGGCGTTGATACATCTGACAATTTACGTGTTTATGTAAATAACACAGAACGCATGCGCATCGACAGCAGCGGTAACGTCGGGATTGGGACGAGTTCTCCTAGCGATAAGCTGCATATTGGAGGCAGTGTCGGTGACTTAAAGCTCAAATCATCTGGTGCTGAAATTGAATTTACTCGTAATGGACCAAGTGTATTAACCGCAAGTAATGCGAACGGATATTTAATCTTCCAAACTGGTGGATTAAACGAACGCATGCGCATCGACAACTCTGGTCAGGTCGGGATTGGCACGAGTTCGCCATCTTCACTTATACATGCAGTAGCACCAACTGGTGCAACAGCAATTATTGAAGCTGCAAATGGTTACAATTCAAGAGTAAGAATTTCAAGTAATGTCGAAAGTTTTCTTGAGTTCGGAGATTCAGCGGACTCTGATGTAGGTGAGATTGTTTACAATCACTCAAGTAACTATATGCGTTTTAACACTAATGCCTCAGAACGCATGCGCATCGACAGCAGCGGTAATCTGTTGGTGGGTAGAACTACGTTAAGTGGAACAGATAATACGTCGGGTGCATACATTTTTAACGAAGGTGCGCTTGTTGCACAAAGAAGTTCAAACCCATCATTATATCTTAACCGTTATGGCACAGATGGCGACATTGCATTGTTCCGCAAAGACGGCTCCACGGTGGGGAGTATTGGGGTATTATCATCAAGATTGACTATTGGTCGAGGTGGCGTTGGCTTGTTCTTTGACAATATTTCATCTGATGCCATTGAGCCACACAGCATGTCTGCCAACGCAGTTAGAACAGATGCTATTAGCCTTGGTGCAGTAGGCTCCCGCTTCAAAGACCTCTACCTCTCTGGCGGTGTTTACCTTGGCGGCACTGGTAGTGCGAACAAGCTGGATGACTATGAGGAGGGGACTTGGACGCCAAGCCTTGGCGGTACTGCTACATATAATTTTCAATCTGGGTTCTACACTAAGGTAGGCCGTCAAGTAACTCTCGTATTTTATATGGATGTATCATCTATAGGTACTGGATCAACTAGTACCATTACTGGAGTGCCTTTTTCTTCAACAACTTTTGCCCCTGCTTCTGGTGCTATATCAAGATTTACAGGTACGGCTGCCAGCTATGTATCTGCTTTTGGGCAAATAGATAGTTCAAGCATTACTATTGTTGGTAAAACTTCAGCTAGTACCAGTACAGCTAGTCTTAGTCCATTTCAAAACGGAACATCAATATATATGACAATTACATACTTTACATCATAACACCCCTGTTGGATCACAGGGTAGTCAGTCCAAGCCATAAAGGAGATAAACGATGGCACTAACGAAAACAGTAAAGAACGACAAGATTGAGGTGCTGAACCAAGGCGACTGGTCTTGCGTTCAAGTCCGCACAGCAACAATCGTGTCAGAAGATGGCGCAGAGTTAAGCAAGTCATACCACCGCCATGTGGTAATGCCTGACGCTGATCTGACAGCAGAGGATGCAGACGTATCTGCGATCTGCACAACCGTATTTACCCAAGCGGTCAAGGATGCCTACGCCGCACACTTAGCAGCACAGGAGGTATAATTATGGCTGTAACTTACACTTGGTCAGCGTTAAACACTGAGTACGACACCGCAACGGGGGGAATAACCGTTATACATTGGTCGTGCGTTGGCGTAGACGGAGATCACTCTGCGTCTAGCTATGGCACAACGTCACACGAATACGATGCATCAGATGCAGGATTTATTGCATACGATAGCGTCACAGAGGCAAACGCAATCGAGTGGGCTAAGGCTCAACTGGATGCGGATGCAGTAGAGCAAGCTATTGCGGATAAGATTGCCGCAGAGCAAAACCCAACCAGCGCAGCGGGAGTACCGTGGGCTGCTGAATAACATAAAAGGAGATCACTATGACTACTGAAGAGAAAAAGGTCGTTATTGATGATGTTGAATACAAAGAGAGTGAACTATCGGATGAAGCTAAGGCTTGTATTAACCACTTAGGTTCACTCGACAATAAGATTGCATCAGCAGAGTTTAACTTAACTCAACTACGTGTTGGTCGAGAAGCATTCATGAAGATGCTTAAGGATGCCTTAGAGCAAAAACCTGAAGAGGCTTAAGAGTCATGTCAAGAACCCTGTCTGCTGGCGTAACGGAAAACCTAGAAGAAGATGTAATTTACCCCTTCTTTGCAGTTGAACTGTTGTTTGATGTAGGTGATTTCACAGCAGTCGATGGTACAGTAAACAACCGTATCCTACGTCTGTGGACAGGGTTTGGCACTCTTGTATTTGAAGAAAACACATACTATGGTACTGGTAATCTACTAGAGGTTTCTACTGTTGAAGAGTCAGCAGAAATGGCTGCTAAAGGGGCTACCTTAACCTTAAGTGGTGTACCTAGTGATGTTATCTCTTTAGCTCTCAGTGAGCCTTATCAAGGTCGTCAGGCTAGGTTACACTTTGGTCTATTACAGAAGGGTAAGTTGCAGCTTGAAAGCTCTAACTACATCCTACTACAAGATGGTGGTAAGATATTCCTTGAGGATAATAAGACAAGTTTAACTGAAGTATTCGTTGGTTACATGGATCAGATGAGTATCAATGAAGCCCCAGATACAGCTTCTATACAACTTACCTTAGAGAATAGATTGATAGACTTAGAACGTGCAAGAGTTGGTCGTTTTACTTCAGAGTATCAGAAGTCTTTATACCCTACAGACAAGGGCTTTGATTTCGTAGAGAGTATGCAAGACCTTAAATTAAACTGGGGGCGTACTGTTGATTAAGTACCAACAAGAGTTTATTGACTCTGTTAAATCCGACATCCTACCCCTGTTACATTTAGATTGGCTAGAGATTGAACACCAGAAAGACATCAGAGAGTTTGACCCTGATTGGGAGGCTTATGAAGCTCTTGAACAAGCAGGTATCCTCAAGGTCTTTACAGTACGATCTGAGAGTAAGTTGGTTGGCTATTATTCCTGTGTCGTTTCCCCTAGTCTACATTCTAGAGGTCTTCTACAAGCTGCTGTAGATGCTATCTACTTGCATCCAGACTACAGAAAAGGTTTAACAGGCTACAAGCTCATTAAGTTCGCAGAGAAGTGCCTTAAGGAAGATAACGTAAAGATAATCCTCTTAGGTACAACAGAAGTAAACCCCATTGACCCTCTCTTATTGAAGCTAGGGTATAGTAAGACAGAAGTTAAATTCGAGAAGGTTTTGTAAGATGGTCGCAACCGTTGGTGCTTTTCTATTAACTGGTGGTACAGCAGCGGCGGCTACAGCCACTGGTCTTACGCTGGCTTCCTATTATGTAGTTGGTTACCTTGCAACTACTGCCCTTACAAGTGTAGTTCTTCAAGGTCTTATACCTAAGCCCAGAAGCCCAAGAGGTGCGGGGGGTGGCTCTAATACTGCTAATAGGGGTTATCAAGTTTCCACTAGAGGGGCTAGACAAGACCATCAGATTATCTACGGTGAAACTCGTGTTGGTGGTGCTATTGTCTTTGATGCAGTATCAGGTGAAAACAACAAGATACTTCATCGTATAATTGCTTTTGCTGGACATGAGATTGAGCAATTCTCTACATTCTATTTTGATGATGAAGCTCTTACCCTAACTACAGATGTAGATAGTAATGGTGCGACTTATTATAAACCTACAGGGTCAACCAATAAACGTGGGATTACTAGTAGTCGTTATAATAACAATGTTCGTATATACTTAAAGCATGGTGGGTCAGAGAATACTACAGCTATTCAGTCTCTTATTCAGGCTGGTGTAGATTGGAACTCTGATTACAAACTTCAAGGTGTAGCTTATGCTTACTTTAGACTAGAGTTTGATGCTGATGTATTCCCTAATAACGTACCAAGTATAACCTGTAAGATTAAAGGTAAGAAAGTTTACGACCCTCGTACAGAGACTACTGCTTGGTCAGATAACCCTGCCTTATGTGTACGTGATTACCTTACGACAGACAACTATGGTTTAGGAGAAGTTAGCTCCACTATAGATGACGACAAGATTACTATAGCCGCTGATGTATGTGACTACAAAGACTATGATGTAAACGATCCTGACCCCGCCTCTACTAAAACAGGTGGTACTCGCTTTACCTGCAATGGGGCATTTACTACTGGCATGACTCCCCACGACACTCTTACAGAAATTCTTACCTCTATGGGTGGTACTCTGTGGTATGGTCAAGGTAAGTGGAGACTAAAGGCAGCACATTATGTTGCACCTACTGTCACATTTACCACAGATGATCTACGGTCTGCTGTTCAAGTGTCTACTCGTCATAGTCGTCGGGATAACTTCAATACAGTTAAAGGCACATTCCGTGGCCCTGAGACTGACTACCAGCCAACAGACTATGCAGAGGTTACTAATAGTGCCTTCCGTGATGCAGACAATGGTCAAATAAGTGTCTATGACTTAGACTTACCTTTCACCGATGACTTTGATATTGCTCGTCGTCTAGCCCTTATTACTTTAGAACGTAATCGACAACAGCTTACTGTTAGAGCTTCTTTCGGTATGAGAGCTTTCCAAGTGCAAGTTGGTGATGTTATACAGCTTACTCTAGACCGTTTTGGTTGGACTAATAAAGAGTTTGAGGTTATGCAGTGGACATTTGGTCTACAGGAAGAGGGTGACTTACAAGTAGAGTTGACCCTACGTGAGATTTCTGAGAGTGTCTTTGATGATATCGCTGATGGTCAGGTCTACGAGAGGGATAATACAACACTCCTAAGCCCGTTTGAAGTCCCCACTGTTGCTATTACTCCTGCTAACCAGTATGGTGGTATCTTTAAGGTTGTTAGTGAGAAGCTACTACGTGAGCTACAACTTGATGTAACTAGCTCAGATATTAGTCGTCTAAACTATGTAGAGGTTCAGTATAGGGTATCAGGAGTGGGTAATTACTTACCGATTGGTCAAGGGGATGTTGGTCGATACTCAGTCCTTGACTTGGACGAAGGCAACTACGATGCTAGGGTACGTGGTGTTAATACCTTTGGTGTTAAAGGTGAGTGGTCTTATGTGACTGACTTCACACTAGCTCCACTGGATACTCCCCCAGCAGATATTGATCCTAATGATATGACCTTTGAGATTTCTCAAGGTACTATCTTTGTCAACTGGGAACCTATCTCTGATCTTGATTTGTCGTACTACCAACTTAAGTACTCCTCAGACACTTCCACAGCCTCTGTGAGTGATGCTAATGATCTTTGGGGTGGTAACTCTAACATTGTGGTTAAACGTGTTGCTAGACCCGCTACAAGTGTTGCTCTACCCGCTAAGTCTGGTACATTCTTGATTAAAGCTGTTGATAAAGCAGGTAACTACTCTGACAACACAGGTTATGTTGTAGTCCCTGCATCAGCACTTCCAACGCTAGGTGTTGCTGTCACCCAAACTGAGACAAACGACTACAACACCAACAGCAATACTAACATCACTGTAGATACAACTACCACTCCAGACGAGATTACAATCACTGATACAAGTGCAGCTACTCCAACTGGTACATATACCTTTGGTGGAGACTTATCTGGTAGTCAGACTTTGAGTAATCAGACTTATATTGATTTGGGTTCAGCAAGGACAGCTACAGTGTCTTCTACACTTACACAAGAACGTCATATCGACTATGCACAAACATGGGACAACATCCCTCAGACTTGGGATACTTGGCCTGATGAATGGAATACATGGACAGACGAAGATGCCAACTTCGGTGACTTCTCTAGCGTAGTTGAGGTAAGAGCAACACCCGATGATCCGTCAGGTTCACCTACTTGGGGAGCTTGGGGGCCAGCAGACGGTTCACAGTTTGTGGGTCGAGGCTTCCAGTTTAGAGTAAGACTAAACGCAAGCAATACAGGGGTATCTCCAGCGGTCACAGCATTAACAGGAACAGTAGGTTACTAATGACACAAAAAAGTTTAACAATCGGAAATGTATCAGCAGCATCAGCCCGTACAGCAATCAACGAAGCATTTGATACTATCAATACACTACATAGTGGAACTAGTGCGCCTAGTAGTCCAAGTACTTATCAGCTTTGGTTTGATACTACAAATAGCCTACTAAAGATTTATGACGGTGCTGCATGGATTACGATAGGTAAGCTAGACGCAGCAAATGATGACTTCCATCCCGTCATTGGTAATTGGGAAATCACACACTCTGGTAATGACCTAATCTTTGCCTACAGTGGCTCAAACAAGATGAAATTAACTTCTACAGGGAATCTTACTGTAACTGGTGATGTAACTGCATACGGGACTATCTAATGGCTCTGCAAGGTAACAACAACCCTATATCCCTGTCAGATATTCAAACTGAGTTTGGTGGGGTCAACCCTATTGGCATGTCTGAATATTACCGTGATGGGCTTTACACCACGTATAATAATACAGGTGTACCCACGAGTGGTGAGATTGCCATGAGTGACTTCTATAGTACTGTAAAAGCCTTTGAATATGTTGTGTCGTCCAGTACTCAAGAACTTAACTTGTACAGTGCTGCAACAAGTGCTGGTTGGGATGGACTTATTCCAATACGAGTAACTATCAACTCTGGTGTTTATGTTTGGTCTGATAATACTTCCACTGGTGGCCTAACGATCTCTAGTGCATTTAATGGATTACTTCGCATTATTAATAACGGTTATGTTATTGGTCGTGGTGGTAACGGCGGTGGCGGCAATGGTGGCCCTGCTATAGTCAACAGTGCAACTGGCGTATTACTAACTAACGCTGTTGGAGCCTTTATCGCAGGTGGCGGTGGAGGCGGCGGAGGTGCTGGCGGTGGCGGTGGTGCTGGTGGCGGTACAGGTGGAACTTTCGCTACTGCTGGTGGCGCAGGTGGTGCTATTGGTCAATCTGGTTCTGATGGTGGTGTTGTATATGCTGGCGCACTTGCCTCTCGTGGTGGTGACGGTGGAGGCGCAGGTGGCGGCGGGGGTAACTACGAAGATAGTGGCTCAAGTTTCATCTCTTATGGTGCAGGTGGCGGCGGTGGTCGTATTCTTCCTGGAGTCGGTGGTTCAGCGCAGTGTAATCCTGGGGCTTATGGCTACGGTGGTGGTGCAGGTGGTTCAGGGAGTAGTGCAGGTACTACAGGCTGTAACAACGGCTTCGGCGGTGGTGGAGGCTGGGGTGCTAGAGGTGGGGGTGCTTCTGGTTATGGTCTAGGTGGAGCAGCTATCTCTGGTACAGCAATCACTGTTACTAACAATGGTACAATTTATGGAGCTATATCATAGGGTGAATTATGGGATACGTATTAGGTAAAAGAAGTAAAGAAAGATTAGAAGGTGTAAACCCAGACCTAGTGGCAGTAGTTTGTCGTGCTATTGAGTTATCTGAACAGGACTTTTCTGTGATCTGTGGTCTACGTACCATCCAAGAGCAGGAAGCCTTGGTAGCTAAAGGTGCTTCACAAACCATGAAGTCTAAACACCTTGAAGGTAATGCTGTAGACCTTATGGCTTGGGTTGATGGTGGCAGATGGGAACTAAACCTTTATGATGAAATTGCAGATGCAATGCTTAAAGCTGCTAAAGAGCTAGGGGTGACTATCCGTTGGGGTGCTGCATGGCATAAGAACTTAAATGACTGGGATGGTACAGCAGAAGACTTAATGAATGAGTACATTGATCTTCGTCGTTCTGAGGGTCGTAGACCCTTCATAGATGCCCCACATTTTGAATTGGCCTAATCATGTACGAGATGGTAGACTTAGTAATGCAATGGCTGGTAGCTCCTGTCATAGTCGTCGTATGGCACCTGTTTTCCCGATGTAATAAACACGAAACAGAAATAGCTGTACTTAAATCTCAATTAGAATCATCTAAAGTCTCATATGATCGTGAGATGAAAGAGATGAAAGAAACAATAAAAGCAATATTCCTAAAACTCGACAGTATAGAACAATCACTGCGGGATAGGTAAATGTTAGACCCAGTTACGATCATTGGTGGTGCCACAGTGGCCTTCAATGCTATCAAGAAAGGCATTGCCGTAGGAAAAGACTTGCAAGATATGCACGGTCAATTATCCCAATGGGCAGGTGCTATGTCAGACTTAGGTCAAGCAGAAAAACAAACCAATAACCCACCTTGGTGGAAATCTTTAGGTGGGTCTGTAGAAGCTGAAGCTCTAGAAGTTTGGAATGCCAAGCGTAAGGCAGAAGCCATGAGAGAAGAGCTAAGGCAACATATATCTTTTGTATATGGGCCATCGGCATGGGACGAACTGGTACGTACAGAAGCTAAGATACGTAAACAAAAGAAAGAGCAAGAGTATCGTAAGGCTGAGATACAAGAAGCTATTATTACTTGGACAATCTCAGGTTTACTACTGTTGTCTGGTATTGGGGCTATTATATTCTTTGCATGGTTCTTCGCAAACAAATAATAAGGTTTAACGATAAGTATCACGTCTATGATAAGGACGGTAAGTTGCTTATTATTACTAGAAGTAAAAGGATAGCTGAGAATGTCTATAACACCAGAGTGGCTAGATAAGTGGCGTATATGGCCTCGTATGATTATTACACTGTATGGTGTAGCCTTTTATCAGACGACAAACTGGTTTATGAATTTACCTGATCCAACTAACGCTCAAGCAGGTTTTGTATCTGTTATTGTTGGTGCAGGTGCAGGTTTCTTTGGGATATATGTAAATGGTAAGAGTTCTCCTAGCAGTAGTGCTGCTCCTAAGTCTAAGTAGTTGTGGGTTAACATCCTTAATTCCTACTGGTGGGACTAACGTAGCAGCTAACACACAAGTCGGTAAAGAGAATAACCAAGGTGTTAACACAAGCATTGACCGTAGTGTTAGACCAGTACTACGACCAGAAGGCCCAGTAGAAAATATACAACAAGATAATAGTACGACAAATAATACTGAGATAGACCCACTCCTGCTTATACTATTAGTATTGGGGTGGTTAGCCCCATCACCGTCTGAAATTGGAAGAGGCTTACTAAAGCTGTTCAGACGTAAAGAATAAAATATCCATACTCTGCATAAAACTAAACCCCTGAATCCTTAGTTGGACTCAGGGGTCTTTTTGTATCTACTCTTCTGATAGACCTAATTTGTTCATACACATAGCCGTACCTTCATACAGCATTTCTATATCAGCTTCTGCTTTTGTGATCTTACGTAGACAATATGCATTGGCTAGTAGACTGATTAGCAGGATACCTTCTATTACACTCATTTGCGTTCCTGTTGTTGTATTAATGCTTCTAGATACCATCGGGCTTTCTTGAGGTCTTCTACTCCATTCTTGTATCGCCATCGGTGTAGATACTTGGCTACATTCCCACGGTAGTACCCTGTTAGTTCGTCATCGTTAAGGAAGTCTTTGATGTATTCAATACATTCGATAGACCCTTGACCATAGTGTGGTGGTTGGTTGACGTTATCTGTCATCTTGTCCTTCCTGTTCTACCCATAAGAACTCAGTTAAATACCTTTTTCTAGCCTTATAGAACTCTTTCCAAGAGGGGAAAGGCCAATAAGTAGGGCGGTTGCCATATTCCTCTGCGTCCCTTTGCCAAATGTCACTCATTAGTAGTCCTTAATCTTATAAACTTCTTTGTAGATTTTCTCCATGTCGTCGTGACCTTTTCCGTACCCTACAATGTGGCCCATCACAAAACCACAAATAGCTATACAAGTTCCATAGAATATCATTTCCATTACAGGTTCTCCTTCATAAAGACTTTCACCCACTGTGCGCAGATGTCGGATCGTATAATGTCGTCTACACCAAACTCTATGATTGGTACAGGCAACATATGCTTCTTTGCTAGGTGAATAACTTTAGACAAACCATCAGCTTCTTTCAGGTCTGACTGTTGTACATCACCATTAAGTACTATAGTGGTGTCTTCACCCACTCGTGTCAAGAGCATCTTAAGCTCATGCGTAGTTATATTTTGTGTTTCATCGACAATTATAAAGGCATTATCGAAGCTACGCCCACGCATAAGTGCAAGAGGTGCCATTTCAATGTTACCATTCTTGATCCCTGTTTCTACTGCACCCTTCCCTAAGTGTTTCTCTAGGACATCTAACACAGGTAATGCCCAAGGCATTGTCTTCTCCTGTAGATCACCTTTGAGATACCCTAGCTCTTTCCCTACGGCAACGTGAGGTCTTGTGATGACGATTTTATCAATCTCTTTCGTCGTGTAGAGGTCGGCAGCATAAGTCGCAGTAACATACGTTTTCCCAGTACCTGCAGGGCCAAGGATAAAGACCTGAGATGATGCTTTAAGCGCATCTAGTAACTCCTTTTGTTTATCTGTTTTAGGTACTATGCCAGAAACTTTCTTAGCTGTAGCACCTTTGTACGTTGTTTTTCGTCGGGTACGTTTTTGTTTTTCGGGAAAGTCATCCATCAATACTTACCAATTCAGCCTCTGTAAAAGGTATATGAAAGAATAGTTCACCCTTACGTATATTCCTACCCCTAGCCTCTTTGAGGCTTTCTTTGGTCAGTAAGGTATCCTTAATTCTCCATGCCTTCTTTAGGTCTTTACGAAACACATAAAAGTTAAGAACACCATTCTGCCCCTCATACTTGTCTAGGAGCCTCTGTTTACGTTCAGGAATGCGTATTTCTGTCCAATGTGGGGGCCAGTCCCCATCCCATGCTACCTTAACCTCTGCCTCGTTAAAATAAGTGTAACCACCCTTTTGAGATATAACATCTACAAAGTAGTTTTCCTCAGTGTTTACGATCTCATGTTTCTTCTGAGTTAGAAACGACACAAGAGCTTGTTTAGCCTTCTCGTCGTATGCTTCATACAAAGCCCTATTAAAACTCTTGCGTACCTTTGTCATTCAACCACTCTTTCAGTTCTGTGTAGCCACCAATATGTGTGCCTTTTGTATCAAAGATTTGAGGAACAGTAGTAATACTAGACCTCTTTAACAAATGTAACAACCACTTACTACTAGCTGTCTGTATGTTGTATTCTGTATATGGTAATCCATTTCCTTTTAACAAGGCTTTAGCATCATCACAAAAGTTACATTGGTCACGAGTTATGATCACGTACATCTTTTCTCCACTTGAGTTCGTGTAAGAGTTTCTTCTGTTCGTATTCGGACATTATTATCCAATCTCTAATTTCGTCTATTGTCCTTAGACACCCTGCACAGTAGCCCTCTTCTATACGACAGACTAATATGCAGGGTGAAGGTGTAGACCCTATGTTAGGTCTACGATTTCGCATGAGTCACCAGAACAAGCTAGTGTTTGCATAGATGCTGTGTTGTCCTCTTTCTCGTAGTCTGTCAGTTTAGACCAGTCAATAGTTTCTGGCATAAGTGACAACAACTCTTGATAATCAGACTTATCACAATCTTGATAAGGTGCCTGTTGATATGTGTGATCCGAATGAGGTAGGAACGACACACCTGACATCTCGTCAAAGTATTTGAACACAAATGCACCCACTTCTACCCACTCGTCGTCACGGACTGAGATAGTCACCGAGGGTTTATGTTCGCACCAGTGACGTTGATACAGCAACCATGTCTCTAACTGTTCAATAGCTGTCATATCATTACGTGTAATTGCACCAGCAGGTGACTTGACTGGGAAGCTGAACACTGTTGTGTTGTCTGGCTTCATTACGTCAGGTTCATTAGGTACACCTTGGTCAATCATAAACCGTGTAAGTGGGTCTTTATTGTCGCCACGCACCGTGCGGATGTAATAAGGGCTGTGACGAGCATGTATCCCACTAGCAGAATCAACAAGTTGGGAGACAGTGCCACTAGGTTTGACACAAGTGATAGCAGCAGAAACAGGGACACCAAGACGTTCAGCCCATTCAGCATTAGTAGAGATAGCGACATTTTTCAAATGCTCCAAAGTTTTAGCTAATCCAGCATTTTTACTTGTCATTAGCGTATTATCCATAATACCCGTCAAGCTCACTCCTAACAGGCGTTCTTCTTCCGTATTTGTTTTCCATATTTTACGAAGATACGGGAACTTCGTCATAGTGGACTGGATAGTCCCTAAGATTGTTGCAATACGAACTTTGCGTTCTAGGTCTTCTATTGTGTCGGTAGCACGTACCACACACTCTGTTAAATTACAAAATTCGTACGGGCGCAAAATTATTTCGCTGCAAGGATTCGTGCCAAAGTTGTAATCTGGATCACGCCTACCATTTTTAGCTGCTTGCTTCTGTGATGCTACACGATTGAAGATACCACGTTCACCTGACTTACTTTCCACTAGAGCTTGCCACTCACGCATGAAGGTCTCTGCATCAGGTTTATCTGTGTAGGCTACAGAGTTGTTAGCCAAAGCACGATGTCCATAGTTCTCCCACCACTGACCTGACTTAGCATGACGCATACGATCATCCGACAAGTTAGACAAGCTAATCATAGCACTACGGCGTACACCACCTACAACCACAATCTCCCCGATCTTACACATGATGTCGTGACATTCGATAGACGACAACTTACGACCTTGTGCATTTAGGAACTTGTCGATAGTAAAGTTAAACAAGTCTACCAGAGGCGCAGGGCCAGAGGCACGACCACCGAATGTCTTTAGTCTAGCACCAGCAGGACGGACTAGACCAATGTCCCACTGAGGGATTTCACCAGACCACAACAAAGCTAATAGTTGACGGTATGCTTTAGCCCAACCCTCTTTGCTGTCCTTAACTACGATTGTAGTCTCAGACTTAAACATCTTCTCTGGGACTTCTGGTAGCTTCTGAACATACTGTCGTTCAACACTGAAGCCAACACCTGTACCACACAACAAGATAAACATAGCCTCGTCAAAAGACTTTGGATCATCTACAGGTAGATACGAGCAATTATACCCAGCAGTGTTATCACGTTCTAGAGCAGGGCCAGCAGTCATCATAGCCCTCATAGATGGCATAACCTCTAGGTTTAGGATAGCTTCACGAATGTCATTGATGTAGCTGTCGTCACCTGCTTTAGGTTTTACCACATTGTTGATGTAACGAGAAACAGTCTCTGACCATGCCTCACGTTTGTCTCCAGTCCAACGAGCATAACGTGATAGCGCAATAAAGTTCTGGTAGGGGGTAGGGAGCATATTATTCATTATTCTTCTTTTCCTCGTCCACGCATTGTCTTATCTTCACCTAGCCATACAAGACGGTCAATGTCTGCACGACTAATTCCTATATCTGCTAGTTCTTTGTCGCTTAACGCATTAAGCTGTTTGATGGTATTACGATGTTCTCGCCATGTTGCTATATAGTTTAGAAACCGCCAGAACCAAGTCATACCTGTTTTCTTCTTACTCATTCTTATCTCCGTAAGTTTCGTAGAGTTTAAGCCCTGTATTATCCGCATGAACAAGGCCATAGTCGTCATGCTCTACCTGTATCATTTCGTGCTTGCCTAAATCATTCATCACATTGACGATAAGCCACTGTATATCCTTTAGGCTTTCACCCCATAATGCTACAGGGCTAAGTGTCCATGCTTCCCCTACTTCCTCTGTGGCAGGATAGTACTCATGTACAGCATAGTGGACTTCACCTTTGGGATAGATGTGTTTAATTAACTGATAATGCCACGTACTCACCTTTTGTCTCCATTTCCACTGAGGACCCCACGTTGTTTGCGATCCTGTAGCTTCTTTAAGTTAGCAGCAGCAAGGTCTGACATACTTACGTTCAGATCACGACACAATGCAGCAATGTACCACAGACAATCACCTACTTCATCTGCGATAGCCTCACGGTCAAACTTACCATCACGTAGTATCTTCTTAACCTTGTTGGCTACCTCACCAGCTTCTGCTGCTAGACCCAATGCAGGGTAGATAACCTGATGTTCATGCTTATAGATAGCTGTCTGTGCTGCTGCTGCCTGATATACGTTCATTTCCATCTCTGTCTGACTAAAGTACTCAAACGCTTCTATATCTTCTCTACTAATCAATGTATCGTACCTTCCGCTGTTCCTAGGTTTATAGCTGCATACTCCGCAAAGGCCATAAACTCTTCCTCACTTACTTTGTCGTCTTCTGCGCATCTAGACATCAAAAGATACACAGACTTCTTCCTTAAGCTCTCTATGTCATCGTCATTCTTTATAAGCTCATAAAGCTCCATATAATCTCTAAGTGGCACTACATCAACCTTCCATAAAACTGTGTCGGGTTTTTGTCGTCCTGATCAAACAAGTACCAAGCGCAATTATCTTTACCTGTGTGCTTAGAGCCTTCGATCCATTTCACTCTGCCTACACTAACGATCTTTGAACAGTATGTCATAAGAGTGGCGGACTGTTTAGTGTGCATCCAATCAGCATCAAACAACAACCAAGTAGGACATATGTCGATCCAATTCTCTATGAACTGATGTAAGAAGCTACGTTCCCACGGTGGGTTAGTGATACAGAAATCCATCACCTCATAGCCACCAAAGTCAAGATCAAGAGCATCATGCTGAACAATGTCTGGATGTCGTGGTTCAATATCGCAAGCATAAATACAAGTCCCATGTCCATCCGTAAGATCGTGGATATGTTGGATTAACCGACCATCACCTGCACAAGGCTCTACAAAGTCAAAAGTCTCTTGAGGTAGATGGTCGATCAAAGGGGCAACGGCCTCTATTGGTGTCGGGTAGTAGTCTCTTTCAACACGTTCAAAGTTAGACCGTTTGCCCATTACTTTCTCCACTTACTTACTAGTTCCATATAGTGATCTAAACCGATCATAACAACCCAGTCCTTACGATCACCCCTAAAGAAAACGACAGGTTCATATTGACCACCTTGTTTAGCTTGCTCTACCCAATCATAGACTGTCGCTAAACTCTTTCGTCGCTTAACTTCAATAGATAGGGGAAGTATCTCTCTTGCCTTTGGTGACAGTT